GTTCAGGAAGAAGAAGAGTTCCGTCAGCAGAATCGTGGTGAATCAAATCCTGTCCCTCAGTCAATGAAGGAAGAACTTGATAGTCTGTCACCTACCAAGACTGATGATGACGATGATGATACACTCTCATACTTTGCCGCACTCGCAGCAGACTAAGTAAGATAGGGAGGGAAACCTCCCTTTTTTATTGTGTGGTATTATATGTATTTTCTGTTTGAATAATTTTTTGACTGATGTATTGAGAAGATTCGTCATAGAATAGTTCATTTCTCATATCTTTTAGTACTTGCTGTAAATATGATGGTTTTAGTAAGTATATTGTAGATTTTTTATTATTTAATTTAGTTTCATATTCATAATTTGATATACCTATAACTGGATTTAATATCCCACCATAATTATCTGGGTGTGGTATTGTAAAATTGCTATTTACTTCCAATCCTTTCTCAAGTATTAATCTATTTTTTAAATCTCTAACCTCAGTGGTTTCATAGTGATGAACACTGTTTAATGAATTGCCATATATTCTTTCAGAATACTCATACAAATCTTTGTTGGATAAAGGCCATTCTTCTCTTATATTAGTGATACCTGAAGTAATAATTACTATCCAATCATAATTAGAACTACCATAAAGTTCTTCTGCAACTAAATCTGGTCTAGTTCCATCTAAAATCTCATACTTATTAAACAATGTAAAGACATTTTGAAGGTCATCTCTTATTTTTGCTCTTCTAAAAATATTTTTTACTAAAATATAATCTTGAGATGATTGCTTATTTTTAAGAAATGATTGATATCTTACATTTGGTAACTCTCTAAAATAAGACATTAGTAACCGACTCCTTCTTTGATTTCTGGTTTATCATAATCATCAGAATATATTGGTGATAATTCTTGGAATTGTAAATTCATTGTCATATGAACTGGAGTTGCATCATGGTATGATGCATATTGTCCAGATCCAGAATAATCTACACTCATACTCACTAACCCACATATTTTAAATTTATTTAAAAATGGATGTGGTTTTGCTCCCCTCATATATTTCAATCTATATACATTTGGTGCTTTTACGAAGAATCCTCCCCCACTATTACCAGGTTTTTTTGATGGTAACATTTGTTTTTTAAATGATCTGATAATTTCTTTTATACTATCACCTTCATCTTTATTTCTAGGCATGAGATCAAAAATAAAATTAAATCCACCTCTTAATTGAACTCCATCGAATAGCATTTCAACATTAGGATTAATAATTCTCCCAGTTGCTCTAGAAACTAAAGAGTTTATATCGCCAGATCCCGTAAGATTTTGTATTCCAAGTGCAACAGCAGCAGTTTTTAAAGATTCTCTTGTGTTTGGATCACCCAATTCACTCCCTACTGATTCTATTAAATTCTTCGTAATATTTTTAGGGTTTTTTCCGCTTACCAAGTCATTTAATGCAGATGTACCCATTGCTTCAAGTGAATTAATACTACTAGCACCCCAACTTGCACCTTGACCATCACTAATTGCTTTTGGAAGAGGTAATATTATTGTTTCTAAAATATTACCTACACCGTTTGCAAATGCATCATCTGTAGATCTTAGATTAAAAGATGCATTTTTGCCAATTCCTTCTATTCCTGGTGGTATATACTCCAACACTTGAAATTGAATATAATCATCATCTTTTTGTATCCTTTTTTCTGGATATCTCAATATTGTAATTTTTTTTGTATTTTGAGTTGACATTTATTTTTAACTATTTAGAGTTAATTTTGAATAAATCTAGCATAATTTACACCTCTGAGAGTATTAAACTCTCTAACAGTCATTTCATATAATCCATCTTGTACTTCAGGAAAGGTATATTGTCTTATTTTTCCCCAATGATAATTAAAACCAAAAAAACCATTTCCTGTTGGTTCAGATGCCATAATTAAAGGATGGAGATCAAATAATATTCCTGGTGTTTTTGCTCTGTATATGTATGTATAATAATTTCCCGGAGATGGTAAATTTACCTTAGTATCTTCAAGTGCCTTTACAATTCTATACATCAACTCTCCAGGTCTTTCAATACCAATTAAATCTCTTCTAATCGGTATAATTCGATTATCTGATTTTGTAATTGTATCGTTAAATTTTCTGTCTGGATTAGCTTTCTGATAATCCGGATCATAAGTAATCTCATATATCAACTGCTCTTTATTAAGACGACTATAGTTTGTACTTGTATTTTCAAATTCGGTTTTAAAGGTGATATAGTAAGTACTAGCAATCTCTCTCAGTTCTGATACTTTATATTGATCTAAACTATCTCTTTCATATCCTGTAAGTGCCATTACTTAATACCCAATTCGTGTTCAGTAATAATCTTAAATTTCCACTGACGATCTTCGCAAAATTCTTGAGCAACTTTCCATTTTGCTTGATTTCTTACCCACTCTTTAACTTCGAAAATATATCCTTTTGTTTTTTTCTTTTGGACTTTTGGTTCAATTGTTTGTTTTTGTGGTTTAATTTCTATAATATATTTTTGAATAGATCCATCAGATTCGCGAATTTTAATATAAAAATCTGGAAAATATCTATGAATTTTATTATCTAATGGAGATCGATATGGAAGTGCTATTTCTTCACTTCCCCACTCCAATACATTCTCATTATTATCACAATAATTCATAAATCTTCTTTCCCACAAAGATCTATACACAACATTTGTAGGATCCCCTTTATATTTTTTAGGATATGACGGTTGATATTTTCCTCTATATGCCATCTAAATACTTATAATAAAAGAGTAGACGTAGGTATTTAGAGTGCCGTTTCCAATACAACCATATACTGCAAAAACATTATTTGGCAATCTTGCCCAAACATCTTACTATGAAGTTAGATTTCAAATTCCTGGACCTGTAGTCAATTACTTGTTTAGGAAGGGTGTATCACCATATTATTGTGTAAATGATTTTGGTCTTCTTTGTTTTTCTACAACTCTTCCTACTTCCGCATATGCAACTTCAGATTTAGTACCCCAAATTGGAATTCGTGAAAAGATTGCACATACTAGAATGTATAATAATATCACAATGGAATTTTATGTTGATAATAGATATGATACAATAAAAGTATTAGAACATTGGATGGATTATATTTCTAGTGGTTCTGATAACACAATTGGAAAGTTGCATGATGACTATTATATCAGAATGCAATATCCTGATGACTATAAATCAACAGAAACTAAAATTATCAAGTTTGATAGGGATTATAGAAGAGATATTGAGTATACTTTTAGAGGAATGTTTCCGCAGTCTATTGCAGCAATTCCTGTTTCTTATCAGGGGTCTGATGTATTGAAAGTTGCCGCAACTTTTGAATATGATCGGTATATTACTGGAAAAGCAACCAGTTTTTCTAAGTATACTGGCAGTAATGAAAATAATAATCAATCGCAGGGTGGTGAAAGAATTCCAATAGAAGGTAGAATACCAAGTAGAACACCTAAAAAAGGATCTTCTGGAATTGTTTGGATTCCTAAAGGTCTCTCATATGCTGAGGCAACTGCAAATGATCAAGTATATGCGAGCAATAAAGGTGATACAAAATCATTCTAAATAAATTTACTAGATCATAAATTATTATGCCTTTGCCAAAAGTGTCTACCCCAACATATGAGTTGGAACTTCCATCTTTGAAGAAGAAGATTAAATACAGGCCATTTCTTGTTAAAGAAGAGAAAATATTAATTATTGCTATGGAGAGTGAAGATCCAAAACAAATCTCCAATGCAGTCAGAGATGTCATTTCAAATTGTATTATTACGAGAGGGGTAAAGGTTGATAACTTGGCAACTTTTGATATTGAATATTTGTTTTTAAACGTTAGAGGAAAATCTGTTGGAGAATCCGTAGATGTTCTTATTACATGTCCCGACGATGGAAAAACACAAGTTCCTGTAGGTATCAATTTAGATGATATTCGAGTTGAGATAAGTAAGGATCATAATAAAGATATAAAATTAGATGATGACTTAACTATAAGGATGAGATATCCTTCAATGAATGAGTTCATCAAAGGTAATTTTGCTTCTAATGATGGCGTATCCGTCGATGATACATTTGATATTATTTGTTCTTGTATTGATCAAGTTTATAATGAAGAAGAATCTTGGTCTTCAAAAGATTGTACTAAGAAAGAACTTAAAGATTTTATTGAGCAACTTAGTTCAAAGCAATTCAAAGAGATTGAAAGATTTTTTGATACCATGCCAAAACTCCGTCATACAATTCCAGTAAAAAATCCAAACACTGGTGTTGAGAGTGAGATTGTAATGGAGGGACTTTCGTCTTTTTTCGCCTAGCTATGACGCATGAAAGTCTTGCGTCATATTATAAAATGACATTTGCATTGATGCAACATCATAAATACTCATTAACAGAGTTAGAAAATATGATTCCTTGGGAAAGAGAGGTTTATGTTACTCTTCTCCAACAATATATTGAAGAAGAAAATCTAAAGAACAGTAATGGCACCTAAAGTAACCCCACTGACAACATCTCCACTATCACAAGAATCTAGACAAACTATTGCAGGTAGTGGAAATGTTTTTAGTGGAGTTAATTCTCCAACAGTAATGGTGGCTCCCCAACCAACCGTAACGGATGTACAAACATTACAATTAACACAACAAAACCAACAAAATCTTGTAGGATTGCAAGTAGGTCTTGATGAAGTAAGACGTAATGTTTTATTATTAAATTCTGGATTACAAAATATTTCAGTTTTATTGCAAAATGATATTACGAATGATCAAAATATTCTTTTATCTCAGCAAAATCAAGATAGATTGCTTGCTGAACAAGGACTAAGAAGTGGTCAGGAAAGAGATATTGAGGAAAAAATAAATCGCTCTTTTTCTATTGCTGCACAACCAATTACAAGAAAAACTTCGGGATTGTTTGATAGAATAGGGCAATCATTATTATACTTATTTGGTGGATGGTTAATTTCAAATGTTGGTGAGTTAATTGAATCTCAGAGTAAGGGTAATGCAGATTTAGTTACAAAGATAAAAAATAAACTTCTAGAAGGAATTAGAAATGCAATAAATGTACTTTTACTTCTTAAAGGTGGTATAGGTACTATAGTTAATAGTATAGTATCAGTTTCAAAAGTTATTGGTAGTGTATTAATTGGAAAACCATTTCGATCATTGAAAAACTTATTGCAAGGTGCTGCTGCTACTAAAAATATTCCTAGGGGTGGAGGGCGCACAGGAAATGTGCCTAAAGGTCCTGGTTTCATTGGAGGAGTTTTAACTGCTCTTGGTATTGGTCTTGAGGCAGCAGAAGGAAACTATACTGAGGCTATAATAGGTGCAGTTTCTTTAACACCTTTAGGAAGAATCGCAAGGTTGGCAGGTTTAGTTTATAATGCAGAGCAATTACTCGATTTAATTGGAGTTGGTCTTATTGATGAAAAACCTAAAGAAACTGAAGAATCTACAAATAATACTACTACTTCACCAACTACTACAGAACAAAATACTGGTGTAGAGTCCAATAAACCGAGTACAAATGTAACTATTGAAGAATCTGAGAGTAATCAAAATCCTAGTAATGAAAATTATAATAATGTGGAACCTACTACTCAAAAATCCTTAAGTGAAGAAGAACTTAAATTATATAATAAGGCATGGAATCAGCGTAATTTACCGTTTGCTAAAGGTAAAATTAGAGGTGAATTTAATAACTTATCTCCAGAAAAACAGATATTATTTAGAGAACATGCAAATCAGCAAGGTCATGATTGGGGCGATATTATACCAAAAGCAAAATCTGCAAATGTTCAACCATCTTCTAATTTAACAAATACTTCAAATAGTTCGCAAGAAGCACCAACCATAAGTTCAACTCCAAATGAACCAGTTTCCGTAACAGAAGCACCAATTATTAATCCAAATCCAGAATCTAGGATAATGAAAGATCCTGTTGCCAGATTGCCAAAATCAAAACCAATAATTATTACAAATACTTCTCAATCCTCTAGTCCAACGTCGGTAAGCATACAATCTGATGATAGTATGACAGATATTCCTATTATTACATCTTCAAATCCAGAAAATTTTTATACATTATATTCTCTACATTCATATAACGTGGTAGTGTAACATGGCAATTCCAGTCTCGGCAATAACACCACAAACTCAAGGGATTTTTAGTTTAAGAAATACTCTTACTGAAATAAACAAATCTACTAGTACGACACAGAAGTCTATTTCAAATATTTCAAAATCATTAAGTAATGGTACAAGGCAGAAATCATTTATTGCAAAAAAATCTAAAATTTTTAAACTGAGATCTGAAGAAGTAAAAAAAAGAAATGTAAAAGAAGCGGAAATAGAAGCATCATCAATTAATTTTAGATCAGTTATACCAGGATCTAAAGTATTAAAAACTTCTGGTGGAAGTTTTCTTGAAAGAATATTAAAATTTTTAGGTTGGACCACGTTGGGATGGTTGATTAATAATCTTCCTGAGTGGATTGATAAAGGTGAAAGATTTATTAATCGTATTAGAGTTGTTGGTAACATATTAAATAATGCACCAAACAAAATTTTTAATATAATGAAAGAATTTGGAAATATTCTTAATGGAGTTTTCCAAAACACAATGAATTTTGATTTTTTGGATAAATCGGGTGAAATTTCTACTGCTACAGATGGATTAACAGAATCATTCAATTCTCTTAAAAATGACATAACTGATGCATTTGCAGTTTTATCTGGATTAGATGATGATGATGGAGAAGATACTACAGAAGAAATACCCTCTACAGAAGAAATACCCTCTACAGAAGGAGGAGGAACAACATCTTATACCTCTACTGGTGGTGAAAAATTAGAAGATGTTGGCGGAGTAGATTATGGACAATATAGTCCAGGAGGGCGGGGATCCAGAGGTTCGAGTCGTGTTCATGGTGTTAAGGGGCAGAAGGGACATACTGGAGAAGATTATGCACTACCTGAGGGAACACCAATTACTATGGTCGCCAACGGTACTGTGGTTGATGTTGGACTTATGGGGGATTCTAATGATCCTGATGGCCAAAATGGTGGTTATGGAAATTTTGTTGTCATACAGTTAGAAGATGGGACATTTGTTAAACTTGCACATATGGAATCTATAAATGTTAGAAAAGGTGAAGAAGTTGGTGCAGGTACCGGAAATGATGGCAATGCAAAAGTTGTGGGAAGAAGTGGTAGCACCGGACTATCGACAGGACCACATTTACATGTAGATCATGCAAAAAAATATGATTTTGGATCATCTCAAGTTTCAGAAACTATGAATCCTGCTGGACTGATAAATGATAAACTCATTGTAAAAGGTGGGAATGTAAAAGCAACTAAAACAACGACTCCATCCACAAATAATCCAAATCCAATCAGTCAGATACCTGATAATGTACGTGAAACATTTGGCAGTATGATTGAAGGTATTGGCGATATGTATAATGACGCTAGGAATTGGGTTGAAGAACAAGTTGGAGGAGTAGAACCACAAACATCATTTATGCCATCGGGAAAAAACTTTGATATTGCAAGTTTAATTAAATTGTCAAAAAGTGTAGGATTTGATGATGAGCAATCGATAAAAATGGCAGCAATTGCTATGGCAGAATCTGGAGGCGATTCTTCTAACGATACAATTAAATCTGGTTTATATAATCAAAATGGGGAAACATCATATGGATTATGGCAAATTAATATGACAGGTCCTCTTGAAGATGAGAGGTTGAGGTTATTTGGTATCGATAGTGTTAATGATCTCTATGATCCAATGACAAATGCAAAAGCAGCAAAGACTATATTTGATCTCCAAAATTATCAAGCTTGGACTGTATATGGTGGTAGAGAGTATAATATGTATTTAAATGATGCACGATCTGTTGCACCAACTTTAAAATCTTCAACTACGGGCAATGAAACAAATAAAGTTGCTTCTGTTACTGAAGAACGTGTAGGAGACACTATTATTTTAAATACTTCAAATTCTCAACCACAATTACCACAATCATTATCAAATATTGCTTCAAAAACTACATCAAATTCACCCAACAAGATTACTATGTTAAATAGTTTTATCAAACAAAAAATCTTACTCGAACTTAGTTACGTATAATGGATGCAACTAGCAAGTCAATATATAGTGAATTGATATTAGAATCTAATGATCAATCTAGATCTGTAGATCTTAAAATTGGCGCATTAATATTTCAATATTTTGAAGATATATTTTCTCCAGTAATTACTGCAAAATTAGTAGTAAATAATACCGCCGAATCTATAGAAAAAGATGGTGTTTTTCAGAGCATTTATAATGGTTTACCTCTTAGAGGTGGGGAAAGGTTGGCATTAAAAATAAGTGCTAACACAAACTCAAATATAGATTTAGATTTTGCATCTAGAATTGAAGATTATTTTTATGTTTCTTCAGTTAGTAACGTTGAAAAAACCCAAGGTTCTGAATCTTTTACATTACAGTTAGTTTCAAGAGAAGCAATTACAAATGAAACTTCTAGAGTAACAAGAAAATATGCCAAAAGTCAAAATATATCAGAACATGTAAATAATATTTTAACTGATGTTTTACAGACGAATAAGATAGGAAGTATTGATAAAACATCTAATAATTATGGTTTTATTGGTAATATGAAAAAACCATTTACGATATTGACATGGTTAGCTTCAAAAGGTGTTCCTTCTGCTTCTAAAGATGGGACGGCAGGGTTTTTATTCTATCAAACAAAAGAGGGATTTCAATTTAGATCTATTGATGAACTCAATAAGCAAACACCAAAAGCATTTTACAGATATACTGAAGTAAATGAAACATACAACTCTGAAGATAAATTAAAAAATAATGACTTTAAAATATTAGATTATTATATTGAAAGAAATTCAGATTTACTTGCGAATTTGAGATTGGGAACTTATGCATCTCAAAGAATTTATTTTAATCCTCTAGATTTCTCATTTACAACTTTACAGCAAGGTGTATTTAAAAAATCTGATTATATTAATAAAGTTGAAAATCTTGGAGATAATATTAAATTGCCAAAAATGGATGAAGGATCTGATAAAACTCTCGGAGATTATCCATCACGATTAATTACTCAGGTATTAGATATTGGAACTATGGAGAAAGAAGTTACAACTAAAGAAAATTCTGATCCTTCCCAATATCAATCTCAATCATTAATGAGATATAATACTTTGTTGACACAGAGATTAAATATGCAAGTTCCATTAAATACCAATTTAAATGCTGGAGATTTAATTGAATGTGAATTCCCAAGATCCAGTTCTTCAGATCAAGATGAATATGATATTGAAACAAGTGGTCTATATATGATAAAGGAATTATGTCATCACTTTGATTCAATTAATTCCTATACATCATTAAAATTAGTCAGAGATAGTTTTGGTGCTAAGAAAAAATGATAGAAGAATCACTGTTTAAGAGTAATTTTTTAGGAAGAGATGGATTTAGATGGTGGATTGGACAAATTCCTCCAATCAAATCCCAAAAAGAACAATCGAATGGTGGTGGATGGGGAAATAGATTAAAAGTTAGAATATTAGGGTATCATCCAGTAAACGAAAGTGAACTTTCAAATGATGATTTGCCTTGGGCGCAAGTTATGCTACCCACAACATCAGGTAGTGGTGCAGCAAATTATGCAGTAAATCCAAAAATTAGACCGGGAGATACTGTCCTAGGATTCTTTTTGGATGGTGATAATTCTCAAATTCCAGTTATTATGGGATGTTTTGGTAGAACTGGGGAAGTTACTTCTGCAGCATATTCTTCACCATTTGTACCATTTACTGGATATACTAATAGGGTCAAAAAACCTAATGGAACTCTTCACCCATCAGAAGAAAATGAAGATAGTACTAGAGCACAGAAATCTCCAAGAAAAGTTCCTACAGAAACTATCGATCAATTAAATAATAAGAATACAGAAAAAGATGAAGTAAGTTATAGTACTGCAATAGGTAAAAAGGTTGTACTTGCAAATGCTGGTGACGATAATACTGCAAAATCGATAGAAGCAGAGACTTATAACTTGATCAAAAAAGTTAATGATCCTTACAATAAAATTCTAAACAAAGTTGCAGAAGTTAGTCGCTCCACTGACAAAATTATGGGTATTGCTGAGGGTATTGTTGGACAATGTATAGATGTTCTTTACAATGGACTAATTTCCATACTTCAGCAAGGTCTTAAAGCACTTTATCAGGCAGTTTATGCTGCAGTTCTTGCAGCAACTGGTAATCCTGCTGCTGCTCATCTTGCTGGTGTTCTTGCACAACAGGCAATGGTTATTCCGGTAAAAGCACTTCAATCTATGATACCAAGATTACCTGGAATGGTAATAAACAGTTTGTTTAGAACTGTTCAAAGTTTATTATCTGATGTAGTTGATAATGTAAAAAGACCCTCAAAGTGTGTATCGGTACAAGTTACGGCATCAGTAATTAATGAAATTTTAAGAAAAATTCAAGGTGGAATTTCTGGTGTGTTAGGTGGTGTGAATAAAATATTATCTGCAGGGTTTAATGTTATCGATTTTCTTACTAGTGGAGTTGCGGCACTTAAGGGAATTAGTGGGTTGTTTGATTTAAATCAAAATAAAAATAAATCTATTGATAATACTGATGTATGGAGAATTGGTATTGGCCCTGATATGGTGGCAGACAAAATTTTAGATTTTAAAAATATTTTAGATGATATGAACAGGGCAAATGCCGCTAGAAAGAATTTAGTTGATGAAATTCAAAGTGGTGTAGAAGGAGTGAAAGTAGGATTTGATATTTTCTCTGATATAACAACTCAAACTAGTAGTGGTTGCTATACTGGACCTATAACATCATGCAATTCTTCGCCTAGAATAAAATTCTTTGGTGGTATGGGTAAAGGAGTTGAAGCTGACATAGTATTGGGAGAATTTGAAAAGGATGTGACCGGAAGAATATTGAGTGGTAGTATAATAGGAGCAATACTTAAATCTGGAGGTAAAAATTATAAATATCCACCATTTTTGGAAGTTGTAGATGAATGCGAACAAGGATATGGTGCTGTTCTTCGATCTACTATAAATGAAAATGGAGAAGTTGATGGAATTTTTGTAGTTTCTCCCGGAGAAAATTATCCTGTAGGAAATTCAAATGTCAATATTGGAAATGATATATCAGAAACTAATCCTAGTGATATTCCTGTTTATGTTTCTGATGTAATTGTTCAATCTACTGGAATTGGATATGAATCAACTGATGATGCTATAGATGAAGTTGGAAATGTTTATGACTTAGTTATAGATGATGATGGATCTATTATAGACATTAACATCACTTCTCCAGAAATTTTCAATACTGAAACCACACCAACTAGACCAACTGCATCAACCACAATATCTACTCCTGATGTATTACTAAATAATTATATACCGGTCGATCAATTGTTAAATATCACCATACGAACTAATACCGGTTCAGGAGCAATCCTTAGACCAGTCTTAAGTAGGATACCTTTTAATAGAGACTTACTTACAACTCCTGACGGTAGGATTGATCCAAGAAAACTTAAAGAGTTGGTTAGAATTAAATCTGTCGTTGATTGTATTAATGAACCAGAAAAACTCATTGGATATGTCAATGGTCGTCCATATTATGGAGAATTCCACATTCACCCAAAAAAGGGTGTAAAAATGGTTGGAGAATATCATGTTAATACTGCACATGATATAATATATAATACAAGAGAAGAAAGTTTAGGGGGGTTAAGATCTGGAGCACCGAGTTTAATAAATCAACAAGTATCTTCACCAACTTCACAAACAACTACAGCACCCGTTTCACAAACAATTGCAACTCCTGCACCAACACCGACGCCAACACCGACGCCAACACCGACGCCAACTCCTGCACCAACGCCAACGCCAACGCCAACGCCAACTCCTACACCATCTCCCCCACCATCCCCCTCACCAGGATATGGGGGATACTGATAAATACTAATAGCGTAAAATAAAGTTGCTATAAAATATAGATCGTATAAAATAATATGACAAATTCAAGATACAATTGGGAAAAACGAGATTTTTTATCACTAGGTCCTAAAGTTAGATTTGATACTAATAATCCCCAAATAGGTGCGAATGGATCTGAGGTATATAATGTTTATGGTGTTACGGAAGAAAATAATCAGTGTGATATTGGATTAAGTGAAGGTGGTCGATTTAGTGTTTATAATGACAAAGATATTGAAATTGTAGCAGGAAATAAAGATTCGTCTGAAGGAGTTGATATTGTAATTACTGGTATGAGCGGTGATGTCACAGTTACTGCTATGAGAAATGGGTCTGTAAAAATTAAAGGTAAGAATATTGTAATTGAAGCTGACGAAGATGTTGATATAAAAGCAGGAAGAAATATTAATCTGAATGCGAAACAGAGAGTATTATTGAATGGAACTAGGTGCGAAACTAAAGGACTTATGGGCAATTTATTGCCAGATCCAAAACAATTTGGATGTCAAGTTTTTGATGGAAGTTTTGTTGGACTAGATTTTTTATCTGGAAAGGGTATGCTTCCTATTGCACTGCCCAATGTTTTGGGTACAGCAAGCGACATTGCTATGGGGGCAATAAGTGGTGCATCAGGTGGTGGTATTGGTGGATTGATTCAAGGTGCAGCAAATCTTGCATCTAGTAATTTATCTCAAGGTTTGCCAATTGGTGAAGTTGCTGATGTAGCAATTCATGCAATGAAAAATTCATCAGATTTTGCAACTTCTACTGCAAAAATACTAACTGATGTTGGAACCAATCCTGGATATGGAAATTTTGGTAATGAAGTTGATAATGAAATATCAGAAGATGCTAAATTAGTAAATGAAGGTTTAGACAGAGACGATGATACTTATATTGATGGTGGGCAAAAGCGTTCTGTCAATAGGATCTTAAACGACACATTGGAGTTATCTTAAAATGGCAGAAACACCAGATCCTAAAAATTCTTCAATAGTAGGAAAGGAATCCCTCTTCAATAAAAAGGCCACGTTCTATGGCGGTATTGAAGTTTTTGGCGATGCTATTGTTGGAGAAACTGGAGAAAAACTTGGATCTGGTACTGGCGGAGAAGGATCAGGTAGCCAAGGACTTCAAGGAGCATTAAGTAACTTTCAAGGTTCACAAGGAGTTATTAACGATCTTCAAGGAAGTCAAGGTACTCAAGGAATACAAGGTCTTCAAGGAAATCAAGGTGTAGGTTCTCAAGGAGTTCAAGGTACATTAAGTAATTTTCAAGGCACTCAAGGACTTCAAGGTTTACAAGGAATTCAAGGTTTACAAGGACTTCAAGGACTTCAAGGAAATCAAGGACTTCAAGGAAATCAAGGAAATCAAGGACTTCAAGGAAATCAAGGAAATCAAGGACTTCAAGGAAATCAAGGACTTCAAGGAAATCAAGGACTTCAAGGACTTCAAGGTCCACTAAGTGATTTTCAAGGTACACAAGGCAATCAAGGAATCCAAGGACTTCAAGGACTTCAAGGTCCATTAAGTAATTTTCAAGGAGCCCAAGGAACCCAAGGAAATCAAGGAACCCAAGGACTACAAGGTCCATTAAGTAATTTTCAAGGTTCTCAAGGACTTCAAGGTGCTCAAGGTTCTCAAGGAGTACAGAATTCTCAAGGCACTCAAGGTGCTCAAGGACTTCAAGGTGCTCAAGGAGTACAGAATTCTCAAGGTACTCAAGGTACACAAGGTCAGACTGGTTCTCAAGGTGCTCAAGGTACTCAAGGTGCTCAAGGTGCTCAAGGAGTACAGAATTCTCAAGGTACTCAAGGACTTCAAGGTCCCCTAAGTGATCATCAAGGAACTCAAGGAACTCAAGGTGCTCAAGGTGCTCAAGGAGTACAGAATGCTCAAGGTAACCAAGGTACTCAAGGTCGTCAAGGTGCTCAAGGAGTACAGAATTCTCAAGGACTTCAAGGACTCCAGGGTGGAGGAAATCAAGGTGCTCAAGGTGCTCAAGGTCTTCAAGGTGCATTAAATGATAATCAAGGTACTCAAGGAGCACAAGGAACCCAAGGAAGACAAGGAGTACAAGGTCCCCTAAGTGATAACCAAGGTACTCAAGGAGCACAAGGAACCCAAGGAAGACAAGGATTGCAAGGATTGCAAGGATTAATAGGAGCTGGTTCTGAAATATTTTTAGATGATAATAATGATTTAGAGGAAATTACCTTTATAGGACTTAGTACTATATCTCAGGTAAATTCTCCAGGCATATCAACAATAAATGTATCTTCGGATAAATTAGTATTCTTACCTTCAACAGGAAGTCTTGGTATTGGAACGTCAACACTTTCTAAAGTTGGTATTGATACAGTAGCATTAACTGTAAGTGGTATTGCAACTGCAGATTCTTATTATGGTGATGGTGTAAATCTTGTCGGTATTGTTACACAATTAGTATCTGGTATTGGAGTAGATCTTGATCCAGTCAATGGTAAAGGTAAAGTAACCATAACTTCATATAAACCAATTGGAAAAACGATTTTTGTATCTCAAACTGGTAATGATAGTAATACTGGTTTGAGTGAAAATCACCCTAAAAAGACTATTAAAAATGCTGTTGGAATTGCAAGTACTGGAGATACTGTTAAAGTTTATCCAGGTGTTTATGTTGAAAATAATCCTATAGTTTTGGGTACACAGGTTTCTGTTGAAGGTACAGAACTTAGAAATTGTATAGTTACTCCACAAAATACAGGACTTGATTTATTTCATGTAAATAATGGATGTCATGTCACAGACTTGAGTTTTATTGGATCAGAATCTACTTCTGGTGCTGCAATGGTAGCATTTTCTCCTTTAGCAGGTGTTTCTTCTGATCGATTCTTTGATGGGGCAAGAATGCTTCGTATGAATCTTGATTTTATTTCAAAAGAATCATCAGCACGCGAACAATTGACAGGAGAAGTGGATGGTATTACATATGAAGATAGACTCACTAAAATAATTAAAGATGCGTATAAAGCAGTTTGTTTTGATATAACTAGAGGAGGTAATGCAAAGTGTGTTGGTATTGGATCTGGATATTATGTAGATCCTATCATTGACGGAGCTTTTAAGGTAAATGCAATTCGTGCATTGGATTATTCTGTAGGAATTGCAACACATTGTATTAATAATATCACTTGGACACCATCTGTAGTATATCAAACAGATTTCTATCAAATCAAAGATGCTAGTATTCAAATAGATGGAACTTACTCTAATTATGATCTTGGATCATGCAGTAATGTCAATAGTGCAGTTCATACTTGTGTCGGTATTGTAACTCAAATTGCAGATCAAGGATATGAATCGGCAGGAATAACTGAAAATGATCCTACAGCATATGATGGACAATCGTCTAATAATTTTTCAAGTACTAAAATTGGAGGAAATACTTATTCTGCTGGTGTGGGTAATATAACTCAAGGACCTTATATTAGAAATTGTACCAACTTTATTGGTAAAAGTATTGGTATGAGAGTTGATGGTTTTCATGCAGAACCTGGAGATCAAGATGATATTGGAATTACAGGTTCAATGTCGGTTGATTCATATACTCAATATAATCAAAATGGAATTGGTGTTTCAATCACTAATGGTGCATATGCCCAATTAGTTTCAATATTTACTATCTGTAATGATATTGGGCATTGGAATTCTGGTGGTGGTCAATCCGACATTACAAATTCCAATTGTTCTTTTGGTAATAGGGGACTGGTTTCCAATGGTGTTGGTGATGAATATTCAAGATCAATTTATCGTTATACTGGAGAAGTTGTAACCGAAGTCGATGCTGATGGAGATAATCCAGACACTATTGAAGTTTCTGGTGTTGGAAATATAAGACCTTATGATGGGCAGGCGATTTATTTTGATAAGTTGTATAATGAAGTTCAAAGTATATCTATTATAAATGGTGGTTCTGGATATGATGCAAATAATCCACCAGCAATTAATATCGCAAGTCCTTCAGGTCCAAATGGAATAACTGCCGAAATAACTGCAAACGTAGATATTTCTGGAAAAATTTCATCTATTGATGTTATAAACACAGGATCTCAGTATCTGGAAAATCCTGCATATGAAATTGTAGAACAAAATGGCGGAACTGGACTAGCATTTACTACCAATTTATATCCAATTTATTATGGAATAGAAAGTGCCACTTTACCTGTAAGTGGTATAACAACTATTACTTTATTAGAGAATCTAAATAATACCGTAAGTACTGGATCTACAGTATACTTTTCGAGATTAAGTTTACAACTTGCAACTACAATTTCTCTTGAATGGGTCGGAAGTGGTACTAATATTAATTCAGCAAGACCTGGAATTGGTGGTGTCGCTATCCCAAATAACGAATTCGTGATGCAAAATGGAGGAAAAATTATATTTACAGGAACTAATCAAGCAGGAGATTTTAAAATTGGTCCTGATGTAACCATCAATCAATTGACCGGTACAATTTCTGGAAGAGCCTTTAGTCAAAGTTTGTTAAATACAGTAACACCCCTAATTATAGCATTAGCATAAGATGGCACAAATACCTCTTAATCGATTTAAAACAATAAGACATGAACTAACAATTGATAATATTGGAATTTATACGTGTCCTACTGGAGTGTCAACGATTGTAATTTTGAGTCAAGTTACAAATACTTCTAATGGTATAGCATCAGTTACTGCATATCATTCTAGGTCTGTTGGTGGCGATTTTGCAATAGCACAAGATGTATCAGTTCCTCCACAAGATTCTTATAGTATTGTTGGAGATGGAAGATTGGTATTAGAAACTAGCGATATATTAAAAATAAAGGCAGATTCTAATAGTAAACTTAATATTGTATTAAGTATTCTCGAAACAGCTAAGCAGTGATAAAAATATATGGCACAATATAATTCTGGCAGAAAGAAAAAATTTAACCAAACAGATATTACTAGTGATAGATATGAATATCTAGGATTAGAGCAAGCAGAACCTGACTTAGGAGATCCTATAGTTGGTGTAGGTTCTACTGGAAATAATCCAAAACCTGCTGGACAGACCTATGTTCTTGCTGCAGTGGATGGTTATGTTGGAAAACGATATTGGGCACCAATTACTACTGATAGTAACAATGAAATTGATGTTGAAGGACTTCAAGGTGCTCAAGGTGCTCAAGGACTTCAAGGTGCTCAAGGAGTACAGAATTCTCAAGGTGCTCAAGGAATTCAAGGTGCTCAAGGAGTACAGGGTTCGGGCGATCAAGGTGCTCAAGGTACTCAAGGACTACAGGGTGGAGGTTCTCAAGGGGCGCAAGGTGCTCAAGGTACTCAAGGACTACAGGGTGGAGGTTCTCAAGGTGCTCAAGGTTCTCAAGGTTCTCAAGGTCTTCAAGGACTACAGGGTGGAGGTTCTCAAGGATCACAAGGAACTCAAGGTGCTCAAGGTGCTCAAGGTACTCAGGGATTATTAGGAAAAGCTGCAAATTGGATTAGAAAAACATCAAATTACACCACGGTTGATGGTGAGCAAATTATTGCAGATACTAGTGATGGACAATTTACAATAACATTACCTTCTTCTCCATCCGGTGGAGAAATTGTAAGAATTGCTGATGGTGGTGATTGGACGCAAACAAGTTTAATAATTGCTAGAAATGGATCTAAAATTGAAGGTTATGAAGAAAATTTAGAAGTTGATATTGGTAATACTATTTTAGATATAATTTATGAAAGTGACGGCACAAGTTCTACATGGCAAGTTTATTCATCTCTTGGCGCTCAAGGACCCCAAGGTTTGCAAGGACTTCAAGGACTTCAAGGTGCTCAAGGAGTACAGAATTCTCAAGGTACTCAAGGACTACAAGGTCTTCAAGGAGTACAAGGACTACAAGGTCCTCAAGGTCTTCAAGGAACACAGGGTTCGGGTTCTCAAGGTGCTCAAGGAGTACAGGGTTCGGGCGATCAAGGTGCTCAAGGACTTCAAGGACTTCAAGGTGTTGATGGTGATTTTACTAGTATTACATATGCAATTATGGATCCTAGAGATGATTCACTAGAAAAAGACGGAGTAAGTATCAAAACTGCTAGTTCTATAACTAATTTACCTAATGATTATACTTTGTTGGCCACACAAAATACTAAACTTTTTCTTTTTGATCAAGATTCATCCGCCCGAGTTGTATCAACAGGAGATCGAAGAGTTTATTTGAGATACTTACATAAAATGCATTTTGCAGTCTCTAAATCTAGTAACTCAGGATGGGGAGATCCACCAGAAAGTGGGGAAGATCTCCATTTGCAATGGTATGGATTCCAAGGAAATACAGTTGGTTGGCATGATATTATAAAAATTGAACATGATAGTAGTGATTTCAGAACTGCGAATAATCAGGAAATTAATCATTGGGTAAACTATACTGTAAATGTTCCAGCAAATGCAAAGACTTATGAGGGCGTAAAATTAAGATTTTATCAACCGACTTCCGATTCTACTAACGATAACTGGGCAGTTACAGCGTTGCTTGCACAAATTGGAGGTGATCAAGGAACCCAAGGAACCCAAGGAGCCCAAGGAACCCAAGGAACTCAAGGACTACAAGGTACACTAAGTAATCATCAAGGTACTCAAGGAAATCAATCAGGACAAGGTGTTCAAGGTAAAAGTAACCAAGGCGCTCAAGGTTCTCAAGGAGTACAGAATGCTCAAGGTACGCAAGGTAGACAAGGTAGACAAGGAACTCAAGGACTACAAGGTACACTAAGTAATTTTCAAGGTACTCAAGGAACACAAGGAGTTCAAGCTTTACAAGGTACGTCAGGTACTGATAATGTTAGTGTTATATTTTTGTCGATGATATTCTAATAAATAAAAATAATGTAATTTTATAATATGACTGCACCAAACCTTCGCAATCCAACAGCAATTACAGGAAAAACCGATTTAACAAGTAATTTAAGTACATCTGCTACTGATATACTAACTAATCCAACAAATAGCAATAAAGTCTATAAAATTAATGCTATATTTGCATCAAATACTAATGCTAGTGTTGATGGTGTAGTCAGTATTGGAGTGTATGATCAGTCAAGTGTTACATATTTGGCATATAATCTTGATGTTCCTGCAAAATCTACTCAAATTATTTCCACAAAAGAAACCTATTTTTACTTAGAAGAAGGTATTTCAATACGAGCATTTAGGTCTAGTTCTAGTGATATGGCAGTAACTATTGGATATGAAGAATTATCATGAGAATTGGTCTTTTAGGAAATCCTGGAAATACTTTATCAGATAGAACTGCTAAGGTTGGTATACAGAAATTAGAAAGATCTCCATCTGGTGTTTTGGGAAAAATTGGTGATAGAACTGATCCTAAAATTAGAGCTGCAATATCTGGAGTTTATAGAGCAGAAGATAATGTAATAAAGGAAAAATACCGAGGAGATTATAGAAATTTTCTTTGGACTGGGCATACAAGTAGTACAACATTGGCATTTTCATATCCAAATGCCTTTGATAGTTTTGGTGTTCACGGCGCAGACTTTGGTTATACTGGAAAAGACATTGCTATATGTGGTAAAATGGGGATATTCGGAATCGGTTATGACTCATTAAAAGGCGCAGATCTTTCTCATCTGGCAAATTTTAGATCTACATCTTCACAAGGACAATATGCAACTTATTGGCCGAAAGTTCCTGGCGGTAATAAGTATGTTCCACAACCAATTTCCTTGTCTTGGTCTAGAGATGGAGAAGAGTTATTGGGTTGTGGTAAGGTGTTTAAAAATACTCCCCCCTCATGGTACGGGTATTATGGATTCTCTGTATTCAGATGGAGTGGTAATAGTTGGAATATAGACAATTTAGCCAATTCGTCTAGACATTGGTATTTTAATCAGAACAATCCAGGGTTCTCAGTTCCTGATAATAATGGTATTGATTGTTCATGGAATGATGACGGAACTAAAGTTTATTTTTATTCTAGTCCAGTAAGTTATACTGATAGGCAAGGTGGTGGAAGTGATGCAGCACTTTGTTCTTATAGTACTGAAACTAATGATCCTTATACTGGAGGAGGATCATTTCCAGGATTAACAGGTACCAAAAGCATTGTACGATTTAATAGTACGAATTTATCTAATGCAACAAAAATGTATATAGATATGCGTTCATTTGGAGATGCATTTAATGGTCGAGATAGTGGTAATCATCCAGGAGAAGTAACAATATCTAGTGGATCTGGAACTACTAAATTTCTTATCACAGGTAGAATAAAGATATTAGATTATGTTTATTTAAATAACTTTCCAGAGTTTGTTCAAGGTGATCAATATGATGATTACTATACTCAAGCAGAAGGTCTTACCTATGTAAGTGGACCTACCTCATATAGCAATAATACTGACATGACGGTTACATTTACTTTTGGAGGTTACATATATGAGTACGAACTGGATGGTACCGCATATGACCCCGGTGACGACCTTACTTATCTGGCAAGATTTGATGCTGGGGATATATATTCATTCTGGTTTTCTAGAGATGGAAATATTTTAAATACATACAATCATGATAATAATGTATATCAATATTCATTATCTACTGCATTCTCATTATCTTCTATAAACAGCACTCCCATAACTTCTGTTTCCATTCCATTTTACACATCATCAAGTAGAAGAAGAATGAGAGAATATAATGAAAAAATGATTGCATCCATATCAATTAATGACAATGCACAGAGCGGCAATGCAGTATTTCGTTCTTACAATCTCTCAAACTATTGACACCAGCAGAACAGTGTGCTATACTCACAGGGTAGTGACAAACTTCAAATGACTGAAGAAGATTATCTGACCAGATGCGTCGTTGATCCTATGACAAAAACATTTTATCTTTACTCTAGTGAAGGTAACAGTCAAACTTTAAAATGTGATACTATAGAGCAATTTATGGATGTTTTAGATATGACGAAATATCTTCTTAATGATAGTGATTGTCTTGCTTATACTAATCCACTATTATAATTATGGAAGTTTTTACGCTGAAAGAATGGGAAGACAATTTTGACAACCTTATGGTAAGAGTCGAAAACGGTGAAACCATAGGTATTGTAAGAGAAGATGGTAAGGCAGCAGTAATGATGCCTGCCGATGATGAACTAATACGAATACACACTGAGAGTAATAACGACGCTCAGTAGTTCATCATCTGCTCGTGAGACTTGGTAGTCAGGGGAGTTTTATAAACTCTTTGCACCCGATTAGTGCCTTTGAGATGGTTCGAATCCATCCACGAGTATTGGGTAGTTTGCGCTGGGACTGATAATCCAGAATGCCACTATCCATTTTTTATGAAAATAAATAAAAAGTAATAATAATGATATTATGGCATATTTAATAACTACAAAGTATTGTTGGTATAAAGATGAGAGGATAATTGTAAAAATGTATTTTATAAATGAAGCACCATTTACCTTTGATGACTTGCCGGATGGACATCTATATGATAAAGATTTAGTCGAAGAGGCAAATAAAAATATTTCTTATGAAGTGGAAGATTTATATAAGTGGTCAAACTATTTGATTGATGAAGAAATGCATCCATGCTTGTTTGATTTAGATTTACAAAATCCAGAAGCAATGCCGGATGATGAATATTTTTGTTATGATACAAATGATCTGACTTCATAGATTAGTATATTTTACTTTTAATATGAATATAAATAAAACATAGCAGTATTTCGTTGAGCATATAACATGCCATTAAATAAGTTAGATAATTTTATCAAAAATACCGAGGGTAGAATCCTCTATGTAAATCCAAGTGATCTTGATTCTACTGATTCGATAACAAATGAAGGAAATTCTCTTGCTCAACCATTCAAAACGGTACAAAGAGCATTAATAGAAGCAGCAAGATTTTCATATCTTCGTGGTAGTAATAATGATATTACTGAAAAAACTACTATTCTCTTATTTCCAGGAGAACATATAATTGATAATAGACCTGGAATTGCAATATATAACAATAATGGTGTTGCAAAAGCCGTTCCTCCATCTGGAGGTGTAGGAACTTCTGCAATAACAACACTAAATCTTGAACTTGACAGCAACTTTGATCTAACACAAGAAGATAATATTCTTTATAAGTTTAATAGTATTCATGGTGGTGTTATTGTTCCTAGAGGAACATCTATTGTTGGACTTGACTTAAGAAAAACAAAGTTAAGACCAAAGTATATTCCTAACCCAACGGCAACCTACGAAAATACTCCAGGAAGTGCGATATTTAGAATTACTGGTGCATGTTATTTTTGGCAGTTTTCTATTTTTGATGGACAAGACGACAGTGAGGTTTATACTAATCCAAGAAATTTCACAGAAGAATATAGATCAACTCCAAGATTTAGTCATCACAAATTAACTTGTTTTGAATTTTGTGATGGTGTCACTCCTATCAATAGAAGTGCTTATGGAGAATTAACTGATCTTGATATGTATTATCATAAGGTTGGTAATGCATACAATTCTTATAGAGAGATTGAAAACTCCTCAAAATTTCCAAATTCTTCAACATCTTTTTCTAAAAAAGCACCAGAATGGGAAATTGTCGGTGCATTTAGAGCTGATCCAATTATAATTGATAATGTAATATCTGGAAATGGAACTGTACCAAGTGCTCGTATTACCGTAACAACTACAACTCCACATGAATTAAATTCTGGAACTCCAATTAGAATACGTGGTATTGGTAGAACTGTAGGAAATAATCAATTAACTACTGATAGTAGTACATATAATGTATCCACATTTGTTCAAGATATTATTAGCGATACGAAGTTTACGTATTTATTGGAAAAAATTCCGATCAATCTTTCGGCATCACCTGCTCTTGATAATGCTTCTGCCACGGTAGAGACTGACACCGTTGCTGGTGCATCACCATATATTTTCAATATCTCACTTCGTTCTGTTTGGGGTATGAATGGAATGCACGCTGATGGATCCAAATGTTCTGGATTCAAATCCATGGTGGTGGCTCAATTTACGGCAGTATCACTTCAAAAGGATGATCGTGCATTCGCAAAATATAATAAACAAACGAGAACTTATGATTCTCTACAGTATACTGAAGTTCATGGAGGATCCTTACCAGCAGGAGCCTCTTCTCCAAGTAGTAATAAAGTTTATCACTTAGATCAAGATGCAATCTATAGACCAAATTGGGAAAGCAGTCACATCAAAGTGTCTAATGATTCATTCATTCAAGCTGTTTCGGTTTTTGCTATTGGATTTACATATCATTTTGATATGAATTCTGGAGCTGATGCTTCAATTACAAACTCAAACTCAAACTTTGGACAAATTTCATTAAAGTCTGATGGATTTAAAAATACATCATTTGATAAAGATGATCATGGATATGTTACAGGTATTATTGGTCCAAGATCAATAGACATATCTATAGAAGATGAAATTGAATGGTTATCGTTAGATGTTGTTAAAACTAGAACTGTTGCCGACAGTAATAAACTTTACTTATATGGATTTACTTCAGAAAGTGCTGTTCCAGTGTCTCTTACGCAGGGATTTAGAATAGGCGCAAAAGAAAATGATTTATTATATTTAAGACATTCAGGTATAGAATATTCTGCACCTATTTACATGATGGGTAACAATTCTATCTCAAATCAACAAGATAGGCATTCTAAAGAATACTCTGTAACTAATATTATCAATGATAATCATTTTTTCATTGGCACTAATAATCTTTCTACTGGCGAAAGAATAATTATCAACAGTAAAAAAGGCGATCTTCCTGAAAATTTAGTTGAGCACCAGGTTTATTTTGCAATTACACAATCAACAGATACTTATAATGCAGTTAGCAATCCAGATGGATTGCAAAGTTCTGAATATATAAAATTAGCAGCTTCTTATACTTATGCATTTTTAGGTGAAGGAGTACCATCTTATGGTGGAAGTCTTGGAGGAGATTTAATAATTAAAAGTAGAGTATCTGACAAAAATGCGGGAGATGTTGGATCTCCATTAGTATGGGATGAGACTAATAGTCAATGGTATATTAATGTTGGAAATAATAATGAAATTTATAATTCATTTTTGGACAGTGGAATAGGATATGATCCAACAGACGACACAAAATATTCAGAATCTACAGATTTAGCATATGTTAGTAGAGTTGCTGATGAAAGATCACTTGATGAAAAGACTTATAAGATAAGAGTAGTTATACCTAAAGAATCTGATAACGCCAAAAATCCTGAGATTGGATTTATAATGCAAGAGTCTAAATCTACTGATGCTTTAACTGATAATGATATTCCTTTTAATGTAGGATCTAGAACAGAATTGTCATTATCAAATACAAAATATAATAGAAATTCTAGATTCATCAAAACAGCAGAAAAACTTGCAAGTCAATTTAAATACACATCTGAAAGTCCACATGGACTATCGATAAATGACATCGTTATAGTAAGAAAAATTAAAGATAGTAATGAAGCAACTACTGGACAATTTAATATAGGATTTAATGGATCATTTACAGTTGAAAGTATTTTCGATGAATATACTTTCTTTGTAAACCAATCCGATATTGCTGGTGTTACACATAATCCGGGTACTATTCAACCTTTCACTAGAACGGTAAGTGAACTTCCTGTATTTGAAAGAAATAATATTAAATCAAATCTTTATATTTACAGAAATGATGTTATTTCAGATTATATTAAAGATGAAAAGGATGGCATTTACCATTTGTACATTTTAAATGCTGCAAATGAATTGCCGGGTATATTCTCTGATAATAAATTTACACAAACACCTGTAGATCTTTATCCCCAATTTGATAGAGATAATTATAACACAAATCCACTTTCTGCTAAGACTTTTGCTAAAAGATCTCCAATTGGAGATGTTGTAACAAATAATCTTAAGAAAAGTATTACTAAAGAAACCGTAGATATTTTTTGTAAAGATTTTAATATTGGATTAGAAATTTCTTCAATTGCAAATCCTACATCCAATACTCCAACTCTTAATTTTGAACTTCCTCATGGATTAGGTAGTGCTGTAGGAGGAACTTTAACTGGCGGAAGTGGTCATAATGATGGTGTTTATTACAATGTAAAACTTTTTACACACCCATCTCAATCAGAAGAATATTGGAAAGGTGCAACAGGAAGAGTAACAGTTTCTGGTGGTGGACTTACTAATCCAGTAACTGAAATTTTAATTCAAGAAGGGGGATCTGGACATCTTAATGATGAGAAACTATATCCAGATATTACTATTATTGGTGGTGAAAGTAATGCATTCTTAACTTTAAGTACTGTTGGCATTACGACATATATTGGAGACGTTATACAGATAATTGGTGATGGGGAAATATCCGATTCTTATCACAGAATTACTAGTGTTGGAGAAAAGTCAATTGGAATTGCAAGAACTGTTGGAGATTCATCATTACAAGGAAATGACAACAGATATGCATTTGTAGTAGGACCTTCAGTTGAAATTGATAATACAGTATTTGGGGTTAGTCAAACAATCATTGATGGAGAAACCGCAGTATCTGTTGGTATTGTGACTTTCACAACTAAGGAAAGTCATGGTTTATCTGTGGGAAATCAGTTTAGAGTTATAGATTCTTCAAATAATAGTGCTGGAGACTACATTGTTCAAGATGTAAAATCCCCAATACAATTTAATGTGAGAGCAAAGGAAAATATACCTGTATCTGTAAGTAATGGATATATTTTAAAGCATGGACTTTCATCTAATGAAGGAATTTCAGATATTAGAACTGAAAGTTATGCTTCTCGTGGCATTCCATTCTACGATGGCGATTATTTTAAACTTACATCTGATTATTCTGCAGGAAATACATCATCAATATCATTTACATGTTTAAGTGGTGAGTTTATTAATAAGAGACTTAATCTTGGAGATTTCATTCAAATCAATGATGAAGTTTTTAGAATCAGTGGAGAAGTTAATAGTCCTAGTAATAATGCATCTGGAACTGCAATAGTTTCGAGAGGTTATCTCGGAACAAGGCAAGGTAATCATAAAGCTGGTGATTTATTTAAGAAAATAAAAACTGTTCCAGTTGAATTTAGAAGACCAAGTATTTGTAGAGCTTCTGCACATACATTTGAATATCTTGGTTATGGTCCTGGCAACTATTCGACTGCATTACCTCAAGTTCAAATTAAAACTCTAAGTGAGAGGGAAGATTTCCTCGTACAAGCACAAGAAAGATCTGGAGGTGCTGTTGTTTACACTGGTATGAATAGTAGTGGTGATACTTACAATGGTAATACAAAAGTATCCGCTGCTTCTGGTGAAACAATTTCTTATGATATTCCAAAACCAACAATAACAGGACAAGATCCCTCAAAATTGAGTGTTGCCTTTGATGAAGTAACTGTTAGGGAAAGAATTATTGTTGAGGGTGGAACATCTGGATTTGTTCTATCACAATTTGATGGACCTGTCACAATGACACGTCAACTGAGAGTTAAAGGTAAAACAACATTAAATGGACAACTTAGAGTTACATTTGCTAGTGGTGCTCTTAATGAAAATACTGGATCTGCAGTGTTTAAAGGTGGTATAGGTGTCGGAGGAAATTCATACATTAAAGGAACACTTGTAGTAACTGGGCAAGTACAACTTAATACTGGAATTGTTCCTCAATTTGATTTCAAAGATGAAGATGGAGAAGGTGGTTCTTATATTGGCACATCTGAAAAAGCATTTAGTAAAGCATTTATTGGCGATGTTAAAATTGGTGACACAAATAGCAATACAATTGATACAAGAAATGGTGCTACAGGTCTTGATTTATCTACTGCTCATGGAGATTTAACACTTACATCATCTGGATCAAGTGATAATATTACTGCAACTGCTGGCAACAATGCTACCTTAACTGCAACTGCTGGTGCTATTACTGCAACTGCTGGTACTACCGTAACTTTAACTGCTAATAATGGTGATATTTCCTTAAATGCTGGTTCCGGTGATGAGGTCAATATTAATGAAACTACAAAGATTCTTGGAGATTTAGAAGTTAGAGGACAAGGAACTAATGTTCCTCCTGGTGATAGAAGTGGAACAATTCGTGCAAACTATCTTGAAATTCCTAATATAACTCCTATTGGTGGTATAGTTCTGTGGGCAGGAACATCTAGTAATCTTCCTACGGGAACTGTTAATGGATCTATTGTTACAAATTGGGTATTATGTGACGGACGATCATTATCTAAATCAACATATAGTTCTTTATATGCAATTATTAGCAATACTTATGGTGAATCTGGTAATACATTTAATGTGCCAAATCTTACAAACAAATTTGTAATTGGATCATCTTCTAATACTGGATCAAATGTAACAACTAATACCCTGAGAGAGGGTGGATCGAAAGATATTCAACTTATACATCATAATCACCAAATTACAGGCGTCGAAGCGCACGATCATCCAGTGCAGGTGGCAGGTGACAATGCAAGTCATGATCATCCGCACACGCACACCAATAGTAGTGTTAGTGTACAGGTAGCTACTAAAGCGGCCGAGCAGATAGATTTTCAAGGAGCATCAAGTCAAGGTGGAAGTCACAAGCATAGTTATGAAAAAGGCACAAGGAGTGAACGACCATCAAATACTAGTGAACCCGATACTAATGATGGACACGAAACCAAAGAAACAGGGAGCAGCGGGTCTCACAGTCATACGTTCTCAGGAAGCGGTACCGTTCCAGCGCATGACCATACGGTAACTTCTTCAGTAACGATCCCGACCGAGCAAATATCTGCACAAGCAAGTCATGCTCATACAGCAAGTTCCCAAGATGCTGGTGGACATAATCATGGTGGTGACACTGCTCATGCAGGTGTGAGTGGTAACAATGGAGTTAACAAAAACTTACCTCCATATTATGCATTATATTATATAATGAGAATAATTTAACTGACTAATACATTATACAATTTTCCATAAATAACTCTAAAGTCTGTAATAATGGCAAATTTTAAGAAATCATTCAATTTTAGGCATGGAGTTCAAGTTGATGATGACAATTTCATTGTAGACTCTCTAGGTAGAGTGGGAATTGGATCTACAATTCCCAGTGAAATTTTTGATGTTGGAGGAAATATTAAACTACGTGGAACATTATATGCAGATGTAGTAGAAACTGATTCTTTAATATCCAGTAATGATACTGGAACTGGATCATTTTCACGAATAAATGTTGGTGTTGTTAGTGTAACTTCTGGAATTATAACAGCAACGTCTGGAATTGTTACTTATTATGGGGATGGACAATATCTTCAAAATATTCCAACAAGTCAGTGGGTTGATATTGATGTTGGACTAGGATTTACAAGCATTTATAATACAGGTTATGTTGGAATTTCAACAACAGATCCTAGATTTACTCTACAAGTAGGTTCTAGTAGTACATTAACTGGAAATTTAATTTCTGGTGTAGGTATTAGTAGTGCAGGAAATGTAACATTAACTGGTATTTTAAGTACATCAAATCTTTATGCTACAGGCGTAGTAACATCTACCAAATTCATTGGTATTGGTTCTGATCTAACTGGTATAAATGCCAAAAATATTGCATACGAAACAATTTCTGCTGACAGGTTTGGTGATATAAACACCACTGGTATTATAACGGCATCAAGTATATCGGCAGGAACAAGTATAACATCAGCAGATTTTTATGGAAATTTTATTGGTACTGTAACTTCGGCAAAAGATTTAACTACTGATGCTGAAATTAATATTACTTCAATTGATAGTGATTATTCCAATTTAGGTGTATCAACAGTATCGAGTTTATATTCTAGTAATTCAATAATTGCTGATAATTTTGTCGGAATTGGTACGACATCTACAACTGCTGATCTTCATGTAAGAAAATCTGGTGAAGCAGAAATACAAATAACTTCAGATACTGACATATCAAGATTAGTTATTGGGAGAAGTACAACTTTTAATGGTAATAATTTTATTATTGAAACCAATCGTACCGATCCTGATGTAGCTTTTGATGAAATTGGATTGAATTCTGTCGATCTTTACAATTATGCTCCAGGTAATTTCAATTTCTTATTAAGACCAGCATCATCTATTCACAAAAAATTTAATTGGATTAATTACTCTTCTAATACAGTAATGATGTCTCTTACTCAAAGTGGTAAGTTGGGAATTGGAATAACAAATCCAACCGAAACATTTGAAGTTGTTGGAACATCAACAATTACTTCAAATGCTTACATTGGAGGAGATTTCAGTGTACATGGATCTATAACTGGTAATTCTATATCCGGAACATCACTAAATCTTTCAGGAAATCTAAAAACTTCTGGTAATATTGGAGTAGGATTAACAGATGGAGATTCGAGCCCTAGTCGTCTTTTTCAAGTTGGATTTAGTCAAGGTGGTGCAGGTACCGAAACAGGATCTTTTATAGATCAATCTGGAAATGCTAAATTTACTGGAATTGTAACATCAGGACATTTTTCTGGTATTGGTTCTAACCTTACTCAATTAAAACCAGAAAATATAGTTAGTGGTTCTCTTGAGACATCTGATTTTAATATTAATACTTCTGCAGGAATCATAACAGCATCTAAGTTCGTTGGTATTGGTTCTGCTCTTACTCAATTAAAACCAGAAAATATAGTTGATGGTTTTGTTGATGCAACCAATTTTAGTGTTAACACTTCTGCAGGAATCATAACAGCATCTAAGTTCGTTGGTATTGGTTCTGACCTTACTCAATTAAATTTTTCAAATATATCTGACACTAATATTGATACAACCAATTTTAATGTTAATACTTCTGCAGGAATCATAACAGCATCTAAGTTCGTTGGTACTGGTTCTGCTCTTACTCAATTAAAAGCAGAAAACATTGGTTTGGGTACATTTGCATCAAGAATGTATTTTAATTCTGGAATTGGTATTAGAACCAGCAGTAATACAGATTACTTAAGAATTTCAAATGTTGAGTTTACTCCTGATAGAGGCACTTTTACTGCTACTGCTGGAATCGCAACTTATATTTATAGACATGATATAACCGGAGATACTAATATTACATCACTTGATTGTAGTGTAAGTATATCATTAAATGAGAAATTCTCTACAGAAAAAATGACTATTATAACAAATAATGATTTTTCTAGCACTTTCACAACACACTATGGATTAGTTTCCAACCTTAGTAATAATGCAAGAATAGTAACCTTAGGAAGTGCTATAGAGGATATAGTAGATGATCCGGTGGATGGTAATCTTAAATTTATACAAGTGACTGTGACACCAGAGAGTGGAATGTCTGGATTATCCACCTACAGATTATTCATAACTTCTAATCTACCTGTAAATTGAGATTGATACATATAATACTTGACAAAACATCCAAACAACAGTAGACTAGGTTTGTCCCCGTTAAAGATAATAATATAAAGGCTAATACAGGTTAATTGCTTCCAAATAAATAACTGTCTACAGACCCTCTATACAGAGGGTTTTTTAGTGGTATACTATAAGGACATTGAAACCACTACATGATTCGTCTGCTTCCCCATCAAGAAAAGATTACTAACCGTATGCTGTCTTACAGCAAAGGTCAAGTCATTTCTCCTACTGGAAGTGGTAAGACCATGTGCATGATTTATGATGCCCTACGTCGGTTTAGTATTACCACTCCACGCAATATTGTGGTAGTTGCTCCTCGTATTTTACTTACAGAGCAATTATGTAGTGAGTTTCTTGAGCATGTAAATAATGCAAACGTTCTTCATGTTCATAGTGGTGAAACAGAACATTATGCAACAACCAAATCAAATCGCATTCATGCATTTGCAAATGTTGTAAATTCCTCTGGTGAACATTGTATCTTTTTTACTACATATCACTCATTACATAAGATTCAAGAAGCAAATATTAAAATTGATACCATTTATTTTGATGAAGCACATAATTCAGTGAAGAAGAACTTCTTTAGTTCTACTGAGTATTTCTCTCATTCTGCAGATCGTTGTTATTTCTTTACTGCTACTCCTAAACACTCTGTTACTGTTTTCAAACCAGGTATGAATAATGGACAAGTTTATGGTCAGGTAATTAGTGAAGTTCCTGCACCTGAACTTGTGAAAACCGGAATTATTCTACCTCCTAAGATTCGTCTTAATAAGATCAATATGGAACGTGATCGTGAATTTGGCGCAGATCGTGATTGTATGACTCTTCTGGATACGATTGTCAATGAAGATAATATGGAAAAAGTTTTAGTTGCAGCACCAAATACTAAAGTATTGATGAGAATGCTTGCAGAAACAGAATTCATGTCCGAGATTCGTTCTTATGGATATGATGTTCTTTGGATTACATCAAAATATGGTGCATTTATTAATGATACTAAAGTCTCCCGTGATGTGTTCTTTGAAACGTTAACATCATATGGTAAGGATTCTGATAAAAAATTTATTATTCTTCATTATAGTATTTTGTCTGAAGGTATCAACTGTCCTGGACTTACATCATGTATTCTAATGCGTAATATGGATGTGATTCAAATGTGTCAAACAATTGGTAGAGTCATTCGTATTGATGCCAATGATCGTGAAAAAATCAAGAATGGTGAACTTGTTTCAGGAGACCTTAGAAACTACTCTAAAGCGTTTGGAGTGGTGCATGTACCAGTTTATGAGAATGTGGGAATTGCCACTGCTAAACGCCTTGAGAGTATCGTAGAGGAGGTATTTGTGCAAGGGAATGCTGCAGTATCTGTCATCCGTCGTTAATCTCTGGGCAACGCTAGTTATGCGTGTAAGTCCCATATAAACAATTTTTTTTATTATGCAAAAAACACTGATTACAATGCAAGGTGCAATTGATCGCCTTGGAACAATTAGAGCATCAAGTAGAAAGAAGATTGAAATCTACGCAAAGAGATGTTATCAAGTCACAATGGACAATGATACCATTAAATGGTGGAATGATGAAAAATCTGACAAAGACGTGGCAAGAGCTATCACACGTCCATTTTACGACCTTATTCATTCTTGTTCTATTCCAACAGGTTTGATTACGGAAAATGCTTTCATGGGAAGAATGAATGATCCTAAGTATATTTGCACTAAAGATCATATTTTTCGTCCTCAATTTGTCTGTCGATACATTTTAGACAATCACGAAATGTACAAGGATTTTGCAGTATTTCGGAAGTGGGTTATTATGTGCTGCTCCACTACATTAGTGACAAAGGAGGAGAATGCAGATCTTCGTATCTCTGGAACAAGAAATAAGGGTGAAGATTATGTTCTTCTGAGTTCGACTGATAATCAATATAATAAGATTGACTTAAAATTATTTTCTCATAGCAATCATAGGTCTTGGGGTGATCGTACAATTCAAGAGTCTTCTAATCTTATTAGTCCTCCGCAAGAACTATTGGAGTATGAAGTGCCATTCTTAGACAATCTTTGAACTGGCACACTGCCCCTTCACTCTGCCCCACTCTGCTCTATACTACAAAAGTAACCAAAGGAACACCCCATGATTTGCGAAGTCAAACTCTATGTTGCTGGTAAGGTCTTTGTTGAGACCGTCCATGCGCGGGACTATCAGGAAGCAAAGCAAGTTGCAATTGCAAGAAATCCTAATGCTCGTATCATTGGTGTTACGGCAGTATTTTGATGGAAAATTTTCTCAAACCATTTATTCCTAATCCCGGTATCTTAAATTCGACAAAAGGAGATCCTTTGGGATATTGTTCAAAGGATGGAATGTGGGCTGCTGTTCCACTAGCAGGAAAGAAGAAAGGGTTCTGTATTATACATAATGGTAGTCAAGTGCATAGTGTGAAAACGTATAAACAGGCACTCGATTATATTAAAAAACATTCTAAAATTAAAAAGAAAGCAACCTCTTCTCTTGAACAATTTCTATGACTGATAAACAACAAAAGAGCAAAGATGCACTTGGACTTTTTTATGAAAGTGTACTGAAACCAGACCATGAACTCAGAAAATGTGCTCACAATCAAGAATGTTTCTTTGAGTTGATGGAATGGAGAGCAGAAATTTTAGAATATCTTGATCGTCGTAGAAATTCTGAGTTTCATTGATGACTATAGAATATCTGGGATTATTATTGTTTGGATTTTCACTTTATTTTATTATCACTGATCCAAATGTAGCAGAAGCATTTGTATATTTTACTAGATATCTTAGAAATAAATTTAATGGAAAATTTTGGTGGTTTATAAATGACCCTAAAAATCCAATTGTAAAATATTTTATGTGGAGACGTTCTATGAAAATGGCAAAAGAACTTCGAGAAAAAATTGATACATATTATAAAAACTTAAGTAAAGAAGTTGAATAAATTTTAAAAAATGAAAAAGCAATTTGATAAACTTGGATTTGTTATAATAAGAAATTTTATATCTAAAAATAAGGCAAAAAAATTATCTAAAGAATTTAAAGATTTTTGTGATAATAATCCAAATGAAACTCAACCAGATGATCATGTAAAAGGAGCATATGCTTATCATAATCATGAAGCATTCGTAGAACTTTTGTCTACAAAAACATCAAAAGTATCTAAAATTCTGAAAGAAAGAATCTTACCTTCATATTCTTATACAAGAGTATATCAAAAAGGAAATATTTTAGAAAAACATATTGATAGAAAATCTTGTGAAATTTGTTTAACAGTTCATCTTGATGGTGATCAAGAATGGGAGTTTTATATTGAAGATAAAATAGGAGAAGTTCATGAAATTGTGTTAACTAGTGGAGATGCCATTCTTCATTCTGAGGGTGAAGTTCTGCATTGGAGAAATGAATATAAAGGATCTTTCTATTCTCAGACATTTTTACATTATGTAAAAAGTTCTGGAATATATAAGCACAATTATTTTGAAAATAAACTTAACTATCTTTCAAAATATATTCATGTTTATGAAAATTTTATTCCAAATAAACTTTGTGATGAGATTATTGAAGAGTATAGGAATGATACGGAATGGGCAAAAAGTAAAGTTTCGTCTGGTCTTGAACCTGAAGTGAGAAATTGCTCTGATATTAATATTACTGTTTCCAAATATTCTGAAAAAGGAAAAAAAATTGATAATGATATTTGCAATTATATGAATAAAATTGTAAAAGAAGAATCGCAAATTTATCCTGAATTAAGAATTGATCAAGATTCTGGATATAACCTTTTACGATATACAAAGGGACAATTTTATAAGCAACATATAGATAGTAGTAGGAGATTTCCAAGAGAACTTTCTTGTTCTATAATATTAAACGATGATTATGAAGGAGGAGAGTTTTCATTTTTCGACAATATACAAAAATACAAACTAAAAAAAGGATCTGTGATTGTATTTCCGTCTAATTTTTTATTCCCTCATCAAATTTTACCAGTAACTGAAGGTGTTAGATACTCAATCATTACATGGTTTAATTGACATATATTATCAATTGGGATATTATGGTAGTGTCCCTCCTATCTTTCCTCTGTTTGAATAAAAGGTTTCAAATGATTAATGACTTTCTAGATAATTTGGGTGCTCAACAACATGAAAAAATGATTGAGAAAAATGCCAGCAAAGAAGACTACTACAACTCGCAAAGCGAAGGTAAAGAGTTCAACAAAAACTCCCAAGAAAAAGAATCTAACTCCTGAAGAAATGCATCCATTCAAAGCATTCCCT